CCGCCTGCGCCTGACTCACCGCCTTCTTGGTTAGGAGTGTAGTAATCTTGTCCGCTAGTGCCTGTTCCACTGGGAGGAGTTGTGCTTCCACCACCAACGACAAGATTTGCACTAAACAAGTTGGTGCTGAAGCTTACGAAATGGCTTGTAGTGCTTGTTGCAATAATATTAACTGAACCAATAGTTGTCCAATTCCAGCTACCGCTACCTGTGAAGTTTACTAACTCGATAAAATCAGCAGAACTTTGTAAGGTTACTGGCAAAGTAGGATAGGTAGGTGCTGTGAAAAGATCTGGTTCATAAGTATATCTAGGAACAACAGCATTAATGTTGCCACCACTATTAACCAAGGTTACTTCCACCCAAGTTATATTAGGGTTAAACTTACCTGTGGGATCACTAGCAGTAGTTTCTTGAACTACACCATTACCGTTCCCTGAAAGACGTGCCCATTTACTCATATTAATATTCTACCACTACTAAACCGTTTGCGCCTGTTCCACCATAGCCGTCATTTACACCGCCACCACCGCCACCGCCAGGGCTGCTACCAAGATGTCCACTACCTGCTGGTGCTCCGCCACCTCCTTGTGCTCCTACACCGCCAGCGCCTCCCAAGGCACTGAATCCCACACAAAATCCACTGTGACCAGTTCCACCAAATATTACAAGAGCATTGCCATATCCACGACCTCCAACGCCGCCAATACCGCTTTCGCCCAGTAAAGCGCCAAATCCGCCAACACCACCAGTAGCACTGATGTAAGGACCAAAACTGCTACTGCCACCACTACCACCGTTGTTTGCGCTGGCACTAACACTGCTGTTACCTCCGCCAACGCCGCCAGTTCCTATGGTTATTGTAATAGCAGATCCTGGAGTAACTGCTACTATTTGCTCAGCATAGCCGCCGCCGCCACCTCCTCCGCCTGCTCCTTGACGATAGTTACCGCCACCCCCACCGCCTGCTCCCCAAACACGAGCTTTTACATGACTGACATTTAACGGCACATTCCAAGTTGTTGATGCTGTGATAACATTTGTTCGTGTGAAAGTGGCATATTGCTGCACGCTGCCATCAGGAAAAACTAAAGATCCCAAGGGATTGTTTAAAGCAACATTACCTTGACTGTTGATTGTTACAGCAGCGTTGTTGGTGTTTGTGAGAATGCTTACTGATGTGATAACATTTGCTGATCTAGTTACTTCCAACCATGCGCGAGGATTGGTATTTGTATCATCAGTTATGTATTCAACTAAACTGTCTGTGTCGATTCCACGCCACCACCATTTTTGGTTAAGGGGTGCAAGAGCAACTTGCCATCCTTGGTAAACTGTATTAGTTCCTTGACTGGTAACCAAACTTCCAAATGTTGCTGTGTTGGCAACTGTGAGATATCTGCCTATTGTAGCATCTTGGTATGCAAATAAATCTGCTGTATGTAGTTGTGATAACTGAAATGCAGCACTGCCTACAGCATAAACTCTATTTGCGTAGGGAATGTTGTTTTGCGTGCTAGTCCAATATTCATAACCTGGAGGGCCAATCCATCTCCAAGCACCATTAGCATAAATTTTAAGTTGCGGGGGATCGTTGCTTGTGTCCCACCACAAACTTCCCTCAACAGGATTGTCTGGACTCAAACCGGTAATAGGTATGCTGCTGCCACTTACCCATTGAACACCATTATAGACCTTTAATAAACTTGATGAAGTATCCCACCATATTTGGCCTGCTACGGGAACGTCAGGTGCAGTGTCTTGAGCAAAATGCTGCATGAGCCACAGTAAATCTTGATTGATAGCGGTACCATAGCTTTGATAACCACGGCCAGGAAGTTGCAGGCTGGAACTTGTGGTGTTTAGATAGTTGTCGGGAATAGTTATAAACTGTGTGCCGTCGTAGTTTGAGATATTTAAAACCATGTTTTTTATCCTTTAATATCCCACTGCGGTCCAACTATAGGACAATGAACCGGACCCCCAAAAGCTACCGCTCCATTTCACACCCCAAATTTCAAAAGTAGTTGTTGTGCGATTATTTGTTCCATATATACTGGGTCCGTAGTTAGGGCCAGGATTCCACCCTGCTGCATTAGCTTCAGTTACTGTGACTGTATATGTAGATGTAGTAAATGGAATAGGCAGTGTGATTACATCACTAACCGAACCTGGAGTTTGACCATACCCCCATTGTATAATAATCCCACTGGGAAGTTTTTGATAGCCAGAAGCAGCTTTTTGACTTATACCGGCTGTGTTTTGACTTGTTCCATCAGCAAACACCAAATGACCTGATGGCACAGTTACATTTCCTTGAGCGTCGGCAACTAATGCTGGTGATTGAACACCAGTGTAAATCGTTACATTGTTAACTGAGTTGGCATTACGTGTGGTTTGCAACCAAAAAGTTGATTGATTGTTTGCGTCATTTGCTAAAAACTCTATCAAGCTGCCGTTGGTCTCAACACCACGACCGTATAAGCGATTATTAGCAGATGCAGCATCGTTTCTAAGATATTGATATACTGGTCCATTGTATTGAGTAAATGTAGCAGCACCAAATCGGCTTATGCCATCAACATCAAGATTAAAACCCCCTGCAGGAGCTTTTCCTATCCCTAGTTGAGTAGCAGCAATTGCCACGCCATTTAGTAATGTAGGTCCGCTAACAGTAGCAGCGGCAGCTAAAAGGTTGCCTTGAACAACAACGTTATTTGTTGCAGTAATATCTGTGCTTGTTAAACCAGTTGTGATGGTAACAACATTAGCTGTTACAGGTCCTTGTAAGTTGCTGCTGCCAGTTGAAGTAAAGCTTGCTACTGTTGCTTGACTTGCAGACACACTTCCAGATGCATTAAGATCTACTGTATAAACAGTGCTAAATCTGTTTGTCACATTGCCAAGCATTCTAACATTATTGCCGTCGGGTGCATTATTTTTTGTGGAAAGCCAAGCTGAAGTTTTTTCTACTGGTGCAACTACAGTCCAAGAAAGTGCATTCCAAACACTTAAAACAAGATTAGTAGTATCCCACCAAAATGTTCCTACAACAGGATTAACAGGCGAATTCCCACTTGCAACAATACTGCCGCTAGCAATCCAGTCTGTGCCAGAATACATTTTTAAAATATTGCCAGTTGTATCCAACCATATTTGACCCTTAATGGGGTTATCAGGTGCTGTATCTCGTGCAAAATGTTGCATGATCCAAACAAGATCATCTAATACATGACTGCCATAATTTTGATAGCCAGTGCCTGGCAGTTCCAACGTAGTAGCGTTTGTGTCGATGCTTTTGTCAGGAATAGTAGTAAGCGGCGTATTATCGTAGTTTTTGATTTGCGTTGCCATGTGTTGTGCTTGATCCTAATATTATGCCATTTGCAAGCGCAAGGTGTAAACGATTTCAATTTGTCTATTGAGACTTTTTTGTATGGGACTAAAAACTGCATGAGTGATTAGCAAGCCAGTGTTGGGTCCACTTTCACTGTAAGCTTTTAAACCTAGCTCATTAAACACAAAGTCAGTAGTAAAATCATTTGTAGTATCAAACGCATCTTGGCCGGCAGGCTCACCTAAATCCAATGTGCATGTAACAACTACATCGCTGTAGTAAGTTCCTGTCACGTGCGCAACTGATGTGAAATTTTTACTGGGGTCTAAATCCAAACTGCTTTTGTTGTTTACGACCTTATACCAAGTTTGGTTATACAAGCTGGCACTTTGACCTACAATATTTGGTGGTTTATAACTGATAACTCCAGTTCCACTGACAGTTGCCCCACCATTGCCAAATACCATTTCTTGAATCCAACCGCGGCTTTCGTTGGCCAAAGTATTAGCTAAACTAAGGCTGAAATTTTCCCAGTTAATGGCATTGTGAGTTTCTAACAAAACTTCTTGAGACATTGCATCTCGTATTAAAATGTGGCCAGTTATACTGGCAGGTGCGTTTTCATTCATTGCAAAGTTAACCTGGAATTTTTGCTATGGGTTTTTGGTTTTCGGGATCACGTATCACGATGCTGCCATACACCCAAACCGGGCAGGTTTCATCACTTGCGGACTTGTCATTATTGTTTAATTCCATGATGTTATTTAGTGCGATTTGGGGCTGGTTTTTTGGCATGTTTTTATATTGTCTCCTGTGTGCCACGTGCATCGTATACAAGAGTTCCTTGAGCATGGCTGATTTGTGTACCTATTGTGTCAGATTGCAATGTTGTAAATCTAACATTGAAACTTCCCAAAACAGGAGCAACATTGAATACAACGTTACTACCAACTACTGTGTAATCTTGACCTTGTGCTTGTATATTTCCGTTTAACCATACACTTAATCTATCTGTTCCATTTGTGCTAGAAAATGTTGTATTAGATCCATTGCCGCTGACAAATGAACTTTCATAAACTTGTCGAGGCAACCCACTTGTTGCTCGATAGTTACGCCAAATATTACGTAATATAGCTCGATTAGGATAAGTCATAGTTGGGGTGTAGTCAATTTGCCACCATGCAATCAACTCATCTTGTAACCAAACATACCCAGGACTTGCTCCTTGTGGCATTGTTAACATAGTATAATCAGCTATATCTAAATAATCACTTGTTGCGTAAACTGTTTGCAACACTGTAGTAGGATTACTGAGAATTTTGGTTATTTCCACACTATTGTTTACTAATACAGATGTTGTTGACTCTTGTTGATCTTGTTGCCCTTGCGCATAATAAACAGCTACAGGATTTCCAGGATTACTATTAAACACTATAGTATTACCGGAAATAACAAAATCATTTCCACTTACAGCAAGTTGACCAGCATGATATACTTGTAGGGATTCAATATTAACAGGTGTCTGAGCTAAATGATAGGTATTTCCTGAAGCGTCAAACTGCTCTAACTGCCAGTTAAACGCTGAATCTTGAGTCCAAGTTAGCACACGCAAGTTATCAGCAGTATTAATAAAACCTGCACTGTTACCTTGGCCTGTCGTGCTCCAAGGCAATAGAGGATTATTAAGTATCGTGATACTGTTGTTTTCTATTTTCCAATCATATCCATAGTTGTCATTTACATAAACAATTTCAATAACATCATTTATATTAAGTGTTGATGACAATGTTATTGTATTTGCAACAGTGTCTATAACAAACTGACCTTCTGGCTCCAGGGGCTTTTGTTGTTGATATACATTGAAATATGAATCAAATACCGGTAGTACATATGGTATAGTCAAAGAATAAGTTGTTATTGCGGTATTTTGTATAACAAATACTTGTCGTGGTGGGGCTGGCATTACTCTGTTAGTAGTTAAGTTAAACACTTGAACACTAGCATATACACTTTGACTTGTTCCTGGAGGATTTGTCAAAACGTAGTTGGTGCTACCGGTAATCTCTAGTGCTTGTTGGTATGGGCGACTCCACCAAGGAGTTTCAAATACGTCAATTACTACTTCACTACCTGTGTCAGGAACAGGAGTCAAAATAACATTGCTTCCAGCAATGCCAACACTAGACGTAGGTAATGTGACTCCATCCACAGTTGCTCTAACATAACTAGCGCCTAAAGGTGTTGTTGTCGTAGCAAAGCTATCTGTTACACCATCTGCTATAGTAACTCCATGATAATCACGTGTGTCAAATACCACATTGAAGCTTGCTAGATTTCCAATATGACCAGTATTTGTGTCTTTTACTGGCATGGATGGCTTCAGCAACCAAATTCCCGGTTGATTTACAGTTACATCTACTACACCCCACATGTTATTCATGCTGATGGTAGCATTTGTGCCTTGTCCATTTGTAGTCCATGCTGTAGCCGGTACACTTGTATAATATCCAGGAGTAACAAACTCTACTTCAAGAACGTTGCCTTGTGTAGTAGTGTTTGTGACTTTCCAAGTTGCAGGGAATGGAGTTGAAACATCATGGAAAATCAAATCTCCAACTGCATAGTTATTACCAGAATTTTGAACTTGTTTGTTTTGTGCTGCTACCGCGGTGACTATCAATCGGGGATCAAAAGCAGTGTTGATGTTTTGCAAGTAGATATAAGTTCCAGGAAAATAACCTGAACCAGGATTATCAACTTCCACTGTATGCGTGCTTATACCTGCACCAGTTCCACCAAAACTCCAAATGACCAGTTGTTCATTAGCCACAGGGGGATTGACAAACACCAAATCTCCTGTTGTGTAGTTGACAAAAAAGTCTTGCTCCACAGTTAGTAAATTTCCAGCTTGCCAAGCTATAACAGCACTGTTGTTTATAGGTACAGTGCCCAAGTTATAATGAACAACTGCGCTGTTGGTTGTATATACTTTGTGAGAAACAGTAAATCCATCCTGCTGAGATTGGAAAATCTCAAACTTTTGACTTTCTGGAACTCTAACAACAGCTAGTTCAGGAGGTCTATTGTCGTTAACGTCAGGTTGCAAGAAGTTATAACCATCATATATAGAGTCATACTCGCCCAACGGTGCAGCATTAAATGTTTGACCATAAAACAACACATATACTTTATTAGTTGTTGGTAATGTAAGTTCCAAATGACTGCCAGCCCATTGTGGAAGAACGCTTGCACCAGATCCAGTTACACCTGCATAAGGTTTGGGGATTAGGGCAACAGGTGTTTGCGGACAAATATCCCATGCACCAGGTTCCACCACTGTTAAGGTTAAAATACCTCCACTGCCTGTTACTGTAACAACTTCCAGTTCTGCGGGAACAAGATTAGTTCCGCCAACTATCCACAATCTGTCACCTGGAGTGTATCCCATGCCAGGATCAACTGGTTGTGCTTGAGTAACCCAGTTGGGTATAATCCAATCTTGGCCATATACACCAATTTTACCGTCAATCCAAACTACAGTTTGGCTGGGACTTTGTGGAATATATCGCAAGTTGAAGCTGCTTGAGCCACCCGCATCAGGAGTGAATATATCATACTCGGGAATTTCACCACCGCTTATGATAACATCAAGATAATCATAAATGCTGTCGCTGTTGCTATCCCAACCTGTATAGTGATTCCAAGGAGTAGAGTTCCAACCTTCTCCCCAGTTTAGTGGCAGCGAATCAAGTATTTCTCCTTTGTATTGAGCTTGCAGTAGTTCCTTGATGTCACTTATAGGAGGCATTTGTGGTTGAGGTTGATAATTGTTGCGTATGCGAGCAGCGGCACCCCAGTTTTCTCCGTTTTCTGTTGTGCTATAACCTGTTATGTCTTCCCAAATGTAATCCCATCCATAAGCTTCACTGCTTACGCGATCAAAATAAACTTTAATATTTGGCTGTCGTATTAAATGCCTACTAGCTTGATACTGATATTGTGCTAACCAATCTTTATACCGTGTGGAACTTGCCATATAAGCTTGTTGCTGTGCATTATTAGGATCAAGTATCAGTGTTTGACCATTAGGCTCTAGATATGGCGGTTTGTCAAAATCAGTTGCACGGAATGCAGCTGAGTCCAACAAGGTGCGACTGTTGATAAAATCACGTATCTTTGCAGTGTATGGTTTGATTTCATTAATATATGCTAACAAACTGTTTACTTCATCTTGCTGATAAAGCACACTTGTTGACAGAGGCACACCAAATCCTCGTAAAGTCACATAACGTGTTTTTGTTAACCAATCCACAAACAGTTGTTCGCTGAGAACATAGTTAAGCATGCTTGTGAACAACGCATTCTGTTGTAGTGAATCAAAAACAACAGTTAATAAACCTTCAATAATCTGTTGAAAACTTGGTGCAGGGCTAGCGTCAAACAGCATAGTGTCAAAAGCAGCTTGATCCCAACCCCAGTTGTTGAGTGCGTTGTCATAAACTGTAGGCAGTATAGAAATACTACCATCTTGTTGCGCAACTAGTGTCCAAGTGCTATCTAACCATTGATACCATTGCCATTTGCCTGAACCATCATTTAAGACTTTCACTATGCCGGTTGCTGGGCCGTTTAGGTAATCTAAATCTCGTATAAGCGGAACAGTTTGTGTAGGTATATTTGTTACGCTATATCCTGTTGCATACCAATCAACATATTGCCAATAAAGTTCGGTGTTCCATGCTTGTATACGGATTACTGTCCAAGTATCATCTCCTTGCCATTGATAGATTGTCCAAGGCGATGATGTAACTAATACTTTGGCACCAAGATATAAAGTTGGTATAAGTAAATCTCTATCAGAGATAGAGCTTGCTGTAAAGTCGTATTGTGTGTTAGGCGGCAACGGTTCTTGAGAAAAGAAATATTCACGCCATGTGGTTTTATTAGGATCAGTTACCAGTGGATCATCTAAATTTGCTATCAACTGATTTGCCACTGTGACAAAGTTTGCGCCTGCTGCTACTGGATCACGGAACCAACTTTGTCGAGGACGCACTAAATTTCCCACTTGTTGCTGCACAGCTAAACGATAATCAGGGACATCATTACCTAAACCATCAAACCCCAACAAGCTATCTACGCAACGCTGCCAAAACTGTTGTGGAATAACACTTCGGCTGTCTCCTGGTCTAAACAACTGCCATTGGCTGTGTACAGTGGGATCTTCACTTGCATCTTGCCATGCTACCTGAAGAATCTTGGAGCTTCCTGCCAGTTTGTTTCTCACATTGGCTACTAAAATATTAGTAGAGTCAATAGCAGTCCACCAAGGAATCTGTTGGTTATTGGAATTAGAAATAACGTTACTTATTTCCTGGGTAGTCAATCGCCTCCAACTAGCAGTTGGTTGCATGCTGCTGTTCTTGACCCAAAAATAATACCAGATCTGTGCTTGGCCCACACTGCTGTAAATAGTTTGTTCAGTCCAACTGGGCAAGCTGGGGTTATAAACTTCTCCGCTGGGAATAAATGTTATGCCATTTAACGTCACAGGTTGTCCAGCCGCAGCTAAACTGGCCCAATCAGTTGGGAGAACAGGGCTGCGAACCCATTCATATACAGATACTTCTGCTCCTGGTGCAAGTTGTCCCCAATGTTGTATACGATACTTCAAATCACCTTGGTGGTAATCAACATATCGAACACTACCTAAATCCCACCATGTTTCTCCAAGATGCTCGTCGCCCCATGCTTGGTCAGTTTGTAAGTTGATGGTATCATTTATACTTTTATTATATTGTGCAGGATCATTTTCGCGCTTATATACAAGTTCTTGTTCAGCCAAGCTTGGTATTTTGCCTTGTATGGGATCAAAGTATTGTAGGACAGTACTTGGTTCATTATACAAGCTAGTAAACAGCACACAACTTTGCATAAGGTCGCTATCAACCATCAAACTTTGATTGCGTATGGGCAGCCAAGTGTTGCCAATACGTGCATAAACTGTCCATGCTCCAGGCTTTTGGTCTCCTTGGTCCACAAACACCCGCAAACCTTGAGGAAAAGGTTCATTTGGAACAAATGCATCACGGTCAGCTACTGTTGCAAAGCGTATAGGGAAATATTTGTAAACTTTACCACCTTGTCCGTTTTCAAATGTACTAATATCAATTTGAAAACTTTGGGCAGCAACGTTCACAGAACTAACAGTGAAAGTTCCTTGCAAAGCTGCAACAGGTTGCACTCCTTGCAATACTATGATATCGTTGTCTGCTAATGTTAAACTTTCGTTTACAAAAACAGTTGTAGGACTTGCAGTTGTTTGACTGCTTAGTGTGCGATTAACAGTCAAGCCTGTATCTAACAAAGCCCAAACAGTCCAACTACCTGAGGGTGTGCTAAACTGCCACACAGTGTCATTTACAGCTACAGGTCGGCTTGTAGATAGTTTGTCATCCCACAAGGCAACTAGTTCGTTTTGATCAAATACTTGCCATGTAGTTTCACCTAGTTGTACATAACCTGCTGTGGGCACGTCAGTAGCAGGGCGAGGTTGATAGCTATCCCGTAATGGGAAACGACTGGTTACATAACTTGTGGGTGGAGTTACTATACGGCTGTCTCCAGGAGTTAAACTAACTACATCATCTCCTGAAATGTCTGTATCTGCATTGCTAAACAAATTAATCCATTGTATGTTGTTATTAACATCTTGCGGATTCAAATAAAACTCCACAATGTTGTTAACAGCTATGCCACCAAACTGGCCAATACGTAATGCGAACTCTTCAAAATAATCAAATGTGCTGTTTTGAGGAATTAATCCTGTATTGCGTAAAATAGCTCCTAAACTATTAAATGTGCCTTTTTGTCGGATGTAACCTTGGAAAAATTCAAACTCAGTAGCATCTTCCAAAAGCAAATCACGTAGATAATCTCGTTGCTGATAACTAAACTGATGTTTAGCCATGCGATTTAGCACAGGATCTGTTACAACACTTTGGCTGTTAATTTGTTCTTGTATTACAGTTGTGCCGTTGAGTTTTTCTCCATAAGGCTTGGCTTGATCAATATTGAAAAATCTCGTAAAGTCTTTTGCAGTTTTGTCAAAGTTACTAGTTAACGCCCAAGTGTTACCTGCTTGGGGAACCAAGAAATAACCTGGTGCATCTAATCGGCCTGTCCAATCTCTAGTTCTATGTGTGTAGACTTTAACACGCGGTTGATATTGATAAAACAGTGGCTGATATATTATGTCGTTAAACTGTGTAACATTGTCTAAAATCATGACATGTTCCAAAGTGTTTACAAACAACCGAGCACCAAAAATTGTATCTTGATTTATAGGGCGTATGGTTATTTCAGTATCTTCCCTAAGAGTTTCCAAGTTACGTTCAACTATGGGATTACCAGTTTTGTTTAATATTGGATATACGCCACTTATTGTTCCCGGAACAAACTGAATCTGTCCTTGTTGTTGGCGTAAAGTAACTTGGTTACTACTGGGACTTAGAGCAATAAAGTTATTGTTGCCCCAACTTCCTTGACACCAATAAACAAATTCTCTTGCGCTGTATTGCCAATCAACCACTCTTCCATTGTCGTCATTTAGTCTGTCAAAAACCCAACCTTGAGAAGTAAGCCACCGCCCCCATCCTGTTATAACGTCTACAACTTGTTGTGGAGTCTCAAAAACAGTTCCGTATAACACTTTGTCTGTAGTTTCAAGTCCTTGTTGCCAAAACGTCACTCTCAAGTTACCTAAAGTTTCTATTTGACGTCGTCCAGCAGTATTTGGAGGTATAACTGTAAAAGAACTAGTATTACTGTCATAACCAAATACTTTGTATCCACCAGTGACTTTTTGAACAACTACACCACTGTAAAAAAATTCCCCTATGCTACCACTTCTATAAAGATAGACGTTGCGATTTTCGGCTGGCACAATCCTACTGGTAAAATTAACTTGACCAAAGCTATCAACTAAAACTCGCAAAGTATCACTTTGTACATAGCCTGCAAACTTATGTGCAAGATTAATGTCTACGCCACGAATTACATTACCAAGATAGCTTGTAACGTTTTGGTTTTTACCAACTAGATATTCGCTAAACCAATGTTGTAATCCACAACTACCAAAATATGTATCTGTTTGATATTGGTTCAAAGTTGCAGGTAAAGTTAACTGACTGGGGTTTTCACGATGTGCTAGAAACTCGCTGCTGCTTTTTCTAGTCAATGTATCAGTGTAAACAAACTGAGGCCAAGGTGTGTCTTGGAATAGAACTGTAGTTCGTGCTACGTCCCAGTTAATGTCTACAAATTCAGCAGGTTTTGTCAAGTAAGCAGTATAAGCTTGAGTGAATGTGCGACTTTGACTTTTTCTCCAAGCTTGTTCAGCAGGTGCACCATCACCAAACTCCCATTCACTTGCGGCTGCATTTAAACTAGGTAGATATTGTATAGTTCCTGCGGCTAATGGGGGCAGGAGCTCACCTTGACTGCCTACAGGAATACATTGCAACAAACCTGGCCGCGCCCATTGAGTCCAATATCCCGCTAACTGCCCCTGACGTATTAAACCTTGGCTTAAATCTTGCCAGAGTTTAGTGTTGCCATTTGTATAGGGTGCTACGCCATACTCTTCAGTCCACCAATCAGGTTGTTGTGTAAATCCCAGCATTTCCCATGGTGCCTGATCTGGTCGATCAGTGTCATAAAACCATTGATATATACCGCGCCAATAACCAGGAATAGGCTGGCCATTTAAATCAGGAACTGTGCTATAGTTAAAACTAAACTGATCATTTAAACTAAAACTTGTATTAGCTGACACGTTAACTTGGTTGGCAACTGACCAGCGTTCAAACATAGGCCGCTGTATTTGTATAACTTCAGCTCGTGTATAATCACTTGTACGCCACTTGCCAGGAAGCTTGCTTGTGATATTATAACGAATTTGAGTGTTGGGATCGCGATATTGTAGCAACAAGTTATTGTATAAGTTGAGCTCAAACTGCAACCAAGCTGCCGCTACACCGTTATCTAATAATTCAGGATTACTTGTGCTAGAGGAGCCATTTGTAATGGCTGCTAGAGGCAAGCCATCACTGTCAATCATGGTAATCTGCGCACCATCGTGTGTTTGTATGACTAGAGGATTATTGGGTTGAGTTGTATCAATATAAACTTTAGGATAATAAGCACCTGCTAGGCCCAAACGTGTGCCTGTGGCAGGGATCCAATTTGGAGAGGTTGCTTGTTGTTGACAATAAGCCCCAGAGGGCTGTGTGAAATCATATCCACTGTTGGCCCATGGGCTGCGAATAGTCTTTCCCAAGTTTACTTGACGAAGAGCATCGCGTACCCATGTTTGAGGATCTTGATTTAAGTTGTATCCTTGATTGGCTTGCAAGTTAAACAATGCACCAACAAATCGACTGTAAAAAGTTTGATACTGTTTGTCTGCCCAAGTTATAACAAGTTGTGGATCAGTGTATCCTGTTATAGCATTGATGTCTGTTTGCGGTGTTGCGTTTAAGACACCTAATTTTAGCATGGGAGCTTGGTGTTGCAAAATATAAACACCAAGACTGGGATTTCTCGCTGTGTCACGCCAGTTGTTATACCCCAAACTGTCTCCAATGAACCCCGTTTGGTTGGAAATAACACTGGCGAGATGTTGTAAATATTCCCCTCTACTTATGGATGTAATATCCTGGTTATTGGGATTGCGAGCTAGATTCCAAGGTGTTTGCCAAACTCCTTGTTGGGTAGTTGGTATTTGGTTATTACCCCACACGCTTATAAAATAACGATCCTGTTCTTGCGCATTAGCAGTTAACACAACACTTGTGTTGTCCACAACATAATCAGTGTTCTGCAACAACTGTGTTAAAACTCCTTGGCGATTTCTTATAACACTTATACTGGGCACATCATTGCTAATATTGGCAGGAATATCAACGCCTGTGGGCATTGTTACTGCATTGTTAGCATAAGCTAACCCAGAAAATACTTTGTTTTGTTCGCCCACACCTAGCAAAGTTCCTTGATCCATTACATATTGTAGATCAAGATATTGTCTACTATCACTAGGTGCTTGATACCAACCATTTATGTATTGCTCTTGAACCCAGTTATCGTGGACTACTAGTGCATATTTCCAACCCAAGATAGCCGTAGCAACATTATCACGTAAATAGGTCCAAGTTTCAGTCTGCTGATAGTTTTCAAATATCCAGTCACCAAATTGATTAAGTTCAACACTTGTTCCTAGATAAGCATCAGTTGGGCGAAAATCACTAGTTTGATAACTGAATAACAAACTTCCTGTAAATGTACTCCCGGGATATGCACCTACGTCATCTAATGAAACACCTGAGCTATCATAAAGTTTCCATAATGGACGCAAACCATCAGTTATAGACTGTCCTTGTGTCCATGAGTCCCTGTAATAATGCCATGTTTGAATGTCACCTTGGCTGGTTACCAGTAAAACTTGATCACCTTGTTGTGGTACAGTACTTGAACTAGTGTCTGTTCGTGGCTGTGCAGTGAGTACACATTGCCCAATAGTAGATAGCCCACTTACTTGATAAATTCTGTTAGTGACATTCAAATCTTGGTCGTTTAATACTAAAACCAAATCACCATCTTGCAAATACTGCCCATTAATAGCGGGATTACTAAGTCCTGTGTAAGTTGCTATAAAGTTAGGATCGTAGCTGGTAAAGTTTATGTATCCACGACTAAAACTACCTTGATTCCACAACTCTAAGTTTCTCAAGTATTGCAATACCGGTCTTTGTGGAGACAAAGCAAAAGTTTCTGTTACAGGGTTTTTTACTTGTTCTACTGCAAGAGTTTGACTGGTGTTTAAAACATCAAGATGAAACCATCTATTTGTTAAACTATAACTGTTGTTGTTGGCAGTGCCGCGCTCTTGGACAAAATATCTTGGACCTTGATCAACAAAAACTCTTAATCCATTTGTTGCATCGCTTGCCCAATCATCGTTAACTACAAGTATTTTATTGCCAACATTGCACACAATCCAATCGTGATTGTTGTATTCAGGGCGGCTGTCAGCCGTGAATCGTATTTTTAACCCTGTAGTAAATGTAATAGATCCAGTTTGAGGTGTGCCATTAGAGCCATCAGCGTTTGCTATTGCATAAGTTCCAGTATAGATATAGCTGCTTTGGCCTTGTATGTTTTGATAAAAATCAGTTGCGTCAAGTAAATCAATACGGCGTGGTCCTTGAGGCACCCAACGATATTGGTTCCAATTCAAAAACAAATCAATGTCTACAGGAGGACTCCAACTATAGTAGCGATTATTGAACAATCTTTCAGGTGTTGAAGTTATCGCGCCTTGCAACCGTAACTTGTTCAACAAATCGTCATAAAACAAAATATTTTGAACAACACCACTTTGTGGATCTCGGCTCACCACAGTAGGAGTAAGTTGATATTTTTCCCTGTCTGGAGTAGGTTCAGGAACATAAAAATCTGTTTGTGGATTGTAATATACAGGATGACTGCCTACGTATCCAGCTAGAAACTCACTGTTTTCTGGTTGAAACAAGTGGTCAACAGTTGCATTAAAAAACTTGGCTAATGCTGCTGTTTGATTGACTTGAGGAAGTAACTCTACTATTTTGCGGTTAGCCATATGTTATACCCAATGTTGCGTTAGTGAAGTCTTGTACAATATCTACATCAGTTACTCTAGCACTGCTGATGAATATCTCGTCAGGTTGACATTTGATTTCAAACAAATCGCCAAACTGTGCTTGAGTATTTAAAGGAGTTATAACAACACTGGCTATAACTGGTGCTAATCTAATATGGATATACGCAGCAAGTTCTGTAAAGAAAAAGCTTTGACCAAAGTCCCAGTTTACTAAACTAAAGTATTCATTTACACTGCCTATTACTAAACTTTTAACTTCATTGTCAGTAACAGTGGTTCCGGCTGCTTTGATTACTTTAAATCGCACCTGTAGTTCTTGTGCTGCTTGACTTCCAAATATTACTTTGTATTTTACTGGATGCCAGACAATTTGGTCAGTCATTGTTTTAAATGCTTCCAAACCTGAAAACACACTGCGCAGTTGTTCGCTAGTGGGTGGTTGTGGTTCAGCACTAACAGGTGCATTGGTTGCTATCCAGTTTCTTAAATCCGTGTCGTATGTGCTTGTTAGCACATAGATATCAACTATGTTCATTATAGCAGGATCAATTCGTTGCTCGTTAGGCGCATAATGTTCATAAATCCATTTCAATCCACGCCGTCCTATTTTCATTTTCCAGTTGCTGGTAACATCTTGCAGTTCACCACTAACACCTTTACGAATCCATCTATAAAATTTTGCAGACGTAATCACATATGCTACTTCACCTTGTTGCCAACTGGAATCTGTAACTGGAGGCAACTGATTAGCATAAGTGTAAATGCGGCTTAAAGGAATCACACGCGGCTGCCAATACTCATACCCATCACTGCTAGGAACCTTGGTCCAAAATATCATACGTTGTGCGATATTTTCAGGATCAACAATGATATCATATTGATTGGGATTTAGCGGTAGTCCAAGGGGATTATTTTCACCAGTAACATATACTTTTGTGTTATCAACATATCCATCAGGATAAATGTCTTGTCCAAGTATTTTCCAAATATAGTTTTCTCCTAAAGCAGGTGCTGGAGTTGTAATATTGGGATCTTGAGGTGCAGTATTAATGTCTAATATTGTAACAGAGTCTTGTTTTACTTCACCAGTGTTAACATCTATAGTTTTATACTGTGTATTATACAAAAATCTTACGTCTCTTACACTTTCAAAAATATATCTTTGTGCTCGTGATGTAAAAGTCCATGTAGAGCCTGTAAACGTTGCCAATATCAACCAACTGCTGTCACGATTCGTGTTGCTGGTGTCCCCTGTGTAAGTCAAACGCCAAGGTCCAGGATTTATGTTTCCACTTGTAATAATTTTCCATTGTGCATTAAGATAATCATATCGCAAACCAAATGTATTTTTTCTATCTAATGCAGTTTGTATGTCTTGTGTTTCTTGTGTATTAAACAACGGATTCCAACTAGCAATAATCTCATTAGGTTGATAACCTGTTGTGTTTGCTACAAGAGGGGGTGTAATGCTAATTGCTCCCTGTCCTGTGTTTAATAGACCGTTATTAACACCTACCCCTTGCTGATTTACAGCAGTAACTTCATACCATGTATCGTTAACAAAGAATAAAGCCCCGGGAGCAACTATATGAAACACACTGCTGACTGAAACATTACTACCAACAGGTTGCGCATTGTTGTTTTGATACAAGGCGCCCGTGCTGATCTGACTGCTACTAGTAGCGGTTTTCCATATAGTTGTTCCTTGACTTTGCAAATTAGCTCGAGGGTAATAATAGTAATAAAAATCTTTTACTTCTTGTGCAATACGTTGTTGACCTTGACTGCCTGTTAGCATGGGCTGAATATAGTTAGTGATTAGTGCCAAACTGTTTTGAGTATTTGCTACACTAACTTCTAACTTGTTTGTTCCTGGTTCGTCATATAATATACCATCATTACTTACTAACTTGATGTTCTGATATGTACCTGTGGGGTCATTTATATTAAGAAAACGGCTTTGTCCACTGTATGTACGATTAATAGCTTTGACTTTTAAAGCTTGTGTGTTAGTCAAAGGAAATACATTGTAATCTTCGCCTGTGACCATACGGTCTTGTGTGTAGTAGTTTTGGCTGGCTGCCAACTGTATCTGCTGATTGCTAGCCCGCAGCTGACTGTTTGCTACAGTTGTTTGTAAACTAGCTGACAATACCAAGTTGTAGCTGTTGTTAAGATTGTCTGAATAAGTAAACGCAAAGTTAATATTTTGCATGTCAACAGGACGTATTTGATATGCCAAACCATTACTTTGACGATAAGTCACACGTATGAACCCAGTAGGCACGCTGCCAAAGTTACCGTCGGCAAATCTAATGCTTATTTGGTCTTGTCCTTGACTATCCCTAGTATAAACGCTGTAAATGTCACGTATATTTTTGTTTAAGCTGTTATAGATGACATTAAATCCGCTGACGCTGCTTACCGCAGTCCAGTCTTTTAGCACGTTACCTTGACTGTCAACATTTTGTACCCATACATCGATGTTGTTGATACCATTAACATTAACATCAAGAACACGATTTGCAACTGGATAATCTAATTGATAATCTGTAAATCCCTGCTGTCCTTGTTTAAACATTAGGAAAAAGCCAGTATTTGCACTGGTGTTTCCTAAACCATCACTGCGATAAATTAAATACCAACTGTTTGAGGGATTAGGCGCACGTTCATAAAATATACCACTTGTGGCAGTTGCTATGCTGCTGCTGTCAGCAATAGTGAAATCAGGATTCACTAGTTCAAAATCCATGTTGTTACCTGCAACATTGTTGCTGAAAGGAAACACGCTGCTACCATTGTTGTTGGTATTCATTTCGTAGAGTTCAGTAAAAACTCCATTTACTACGCCACTTTTTACAGGATTACCAAAATAGTTGTTGCTGTTCAAACTGCTATTGACTACTAAAATAAACTGTTCCAACCAATCCTGATTGTTTTGATCATTCCAAGTGATGGGAACATTTTTTAGATTTTGCCCGGTTGCATCGTAAAGATCTTGGTTGCTGATTACTGTTGTTATCTTTAATAGTCCTTGACTGGGCATTGCACGAGGTGCATTGTAACTAAGCATGCGTGCTAGACGAATGATACTTTCGCGACGTGTGGCAGTTTCAATAAAGTTTTCGCGGGTGTTTAAATCCATACGGAATGCTAAACTTTGACCTAAATATGCTAACAAATCAATAATAGCTACAAACTCGCTGCTTTCAATCCAATCGTTGAAATCTTCAGGGTAGGTTAGCCTTATGTAATCAACCATTGATGCACGAATGGTATCAAAATCATATGCTGCAAAGTTTACTTCGCTAAAAGCTTGATATATAACTCGCCAATCTTGAGCATAGAAAAGTTGGCTTTGACGCTGTTGTTGTGTAACTGCCATGAGGATCTCTATTAATAACTTTCTGCTGTGCGACGGTCAAAATCCAAGCTGAATGTTCCAACTACGTTGAAAGGAACATAAAATAAATCCATCTGTATTCTTATACCTTGGTCAAAAACATTAACTGCGATACTGTTAGCTTGGACTCGAGGATCGCCGTCTATTACTTTTTGCACTTCATCAACAATATTTTGACGAGTGATATCGTCAAATGGATCATATAACATGTTCCACACAGCGCATCCATATTCTGGCATCATCACACGTTCTCCAGGACGGGTATAGAATGCATTTATTAAATCGCGTTTCACTAACTCAATGTCAGCAAACTGCTGATTTTTTACGTTAGTATCTACTGTGCTGTAACCGTAAAACAGTCTTTGCAATTTATGTTCCTGTCCTGCTGCTGGTTGTTTTTGATATTTATAACAGTTTCAGCCCTAGATCAGGGCAAAAGAAAAAGCGCAGTTGGTTTCCCAACTGCGCTTGAACTTTCTCCACCATGGAACAATCTATACAACACCAATCCACCATCACACCATAATGTTACTCCGCTCCTCTTGGTTTAGCCAACTACGATAAAAAAACATCTGTTTGTGACCACGAGCACTTAGTCGAGAAACCAACAACTGCGCTTCATGAAGCGTTAGTTTGTCAGCTACTGCATACTTTACGCCATTGTCATCCTGGCGAATTACCATGAACTTTTCAAAAGTTGTCATTAGTTCATATACACTACTGAACCAAAATCTTCATCATCGTCGTTTTCCATCATGACCCACATTTGGTATAGATCAGCATATTCTGGCCAAATAGCTGTGCAATGGGGACAGATTTTGTCAGCCCAGCTATTTGCTTGCACTGGCTCGCATACTAGAACGGGCGTCACGCATTTGCCACACCACCTACGCCCGTCGTCAAACTGCGCTCCATGAGGAGTAGGCATTTCTTGGAAAGCTTGGATAAGATCGTCTCGATTTAGCACTTCATTGGCCCAAAGCATGTTCAAACTCCTTGAGAATAGCAGGGTTATCAATAGCAATCTGAATCATGCCAGCTTCAACAACAATATTCTGTCCACCGTTCATACCCAGCATCATGCGACTGCTAGCAGTTTTGGCTTCCACCTTGCGGCGATATTCCAAAAAGCGGTCTTCCACAGCAAAGCACCACTGCTCTGCCACCGACATGATCATGCCAATGCTGCTCTCATTAACTGGCACATGCCACACCTTGTTGGCAGCGTCCCAACTGGCAAAAAAACGCTGATCACGATGCTGGCCACGAATGGCTTTCACAGCAGCAACAAGTGCAGCATCATAGGGAAACTTGAAAACCGCTGTGGAATCGCGGCTGGTGAGAGTGCGACCATTGTCTTGCTGAACAGGCGCACTTTCTTCAGTGCGAGACGGAAAACCTTGTGGCGACATGCGAAATACTGGCTGCTGAAGAAACTGACTGACAACACCAGCGCCGCCCAACTGACGGCGATACTTGTTGATCATCTTGAGTGCAGCTTGCGCTTGCTTGATGGTAAACGGCCGATTCTGCTGAGCACGCTGAGCCAAGCTATGCCCAAACATTGTGTCCGCGCCGCTAAACCCCTGTTGATCATGTTGATGAGCGCCATCGCATACACCTGCAAGAGCACAGATCATGCCCTCAACAGTGTGAGGGGCAGCAGGATCAACCTTCCAGTTATTCACGGGCTTCTCCATCAGTTACCTGCACAACATAGCATGGCTTGACGTTGTGTCAACCATTTTTATGTCGATTGACGATTGTATCCAGCTTGTGCGCCCACACTTGTTCCACGCCTGAAAATAGTGGATCAGGTAACGCATCACACAAAGTGACAAACTTCAGTCCATCGCACTTTGCAGACTCGCAAATATGCGGATGCTGAGAACACCAACCCGTAACGTATAGAGTGATGTAGTGTTGATCATTCATTGGATCGTTTTCTGCGAAAAAATCCTCAGTAAAGATTTTCACTACCGAAGGATCTTTTAGCTCAACCCCTAGTTCTTCGCGGCATTCTCTTATAGCACACTCAAGAACACTTTCACCATACTCAAGATGCCCTCCGGGAAAACTCCATGATCCTGCGCCGTGACTACCTTGCCTGCGCATGAGCACGTATCCTGCAGGAGCAAGCAACATTACTCCCACACCTACCCTTACAGCAGGGGTATCAGCAGCAGCGGACATGACGCGGAACTTTCTTGAAGTATGGAAGCACACGAGAAAAATCATATCGCGGCAAGCTTTGGGCACTACTCCACAGTGCCATAAGCACCAAAGCATAATCCAACTCCAAGAGCCAACAGGCGATCCATACCAACGCCAAACCTTGCAGTGTCCGCATCGCAATCTCCTTGTCCCCTAGACATTAGCACATTGACATAAGCTGTCAACCAAAAAAAAATCGCGCTTGTGACAGCCTCGCGCGCTCACGTAGCATATTTAACCACGAACCGCACGACAGAGGCTGAATTTCGCTAACCTATTGATTTTACAACTTAAAGGTTCCTAGATAACCTATTGTTTTTGCTCACCCAATGTGGTTTTATCACACTTACAGCCTTTGCTATAAGTTTTTTTGGTTGACACGATGGCTAGGCATGCTATTATGCGCAGGACCAATAGGAGCTTGCGACATGGGATACCGTGTCATGCCCAAAATGCATGAACGCTGGCAGCCCCGCCGGGGGCTTGAAGGTCCGTTTCAATACGCCAACGGCAGGGTGCTCTACTACGATCCGCGTGAGGGCCGCTACTGGGACCCCACCACGGATTTTTATCTTGATCATGATGAGCATGCTGCCATAGCCAATCCTTAAAGGTTTTTGGTTGACATCGTCAAGATGTCTGCTATATATGGTCACAGTGCATCAAGGAGCATGTGGTGTTCCAAGTCCCTGCTACAGTGCCCAACGCTCGACGGATTTACCAGCTGTGCGTCAAGCACGGCTTGACCTACCCCGCTGCGCTGGTTGACGTGCTCAATAGCAACCAGCAGAGTGCGGACATTCCGGGCTTTGCTTTTCGTCTCAAGAACTATCAGGCCGAGGGGGTTGCTTATCTCGAACGTTGGGATGGCAATGTGCTGTTGGCTGATGAGCCGGGCTTGGGCAAGACTGCCCAGGTCATGGCTTATGCTTACAAGAATCAGCGTTGGCCCATGTTGGTAGTTCTGCCCAAGACTTTGCTACTCAACTGGCGACGTGAAATCACGCTCATGCTAGGCCAGAAGCTCAGCGTTTTGATTGTGGGCTTTGTTCCCAGCAAGCGCAGGCAGGAGCAGCTTCGTCAGCAGTGGCCGCACGTTACGTTCAGCAAGACTGCCCAGCCGGGCTATGATGTTACCTTGGTCAACTATGACATTGTGGCTCGCAATCAGCAGGCGCTGGAAGCTGTGGGCTATGATTACGTGGTGTGTGACGAAAGCCACAAGATCAAGAATCCTCGTGCTCAGCGCACCAAGGCTATTTTGCGCTTGGTCACTGGTCGCGAAGAAATCAAAAAGAATCAGTTTCGTGTGCTGCACGAGCCCGTGCCTCATGTGACTTTTTGCACTGGCACGCCCATGCTAAATCGTCCCCTTGAACTGTGGACCACTGTGGCCACTATTGCCCATTGGGTGCCCCAGTTTGGCAACTTTTGGAAGTTTGCCACGGAATTTTGCAATGCACGTCGCACTGCATATGGTTGGGATTTAAGTGGTAGCAGCAACGAAGACAAGCTCAACCAGCTGTTGGAGTCCTCTTGCATGCTGCGTAGGCGCAAGCAGGATGTGCTCAAAGATCTGCCGCCCAAGACATTTGTTACAGTGCCTCTTGAGTTTGACCGTGCCGAGTATGATGCTGTAGCTGCGGCATTTGAAGGCTCGGGCGCTTGGAAGCAGGGCATGGAGACGCTAGTGCGCCATGGCGGCAATCCTGCCCGTAGTGACGACGCTATTGTGGCTATTGGCAAGTGCCGCGAAATTGCTGCCTATGCCAAGCTGCAAAGTGCTGTGGAATGGATCTTGGACTTTGTGGAAGGTGGAGACAAGCTGGTGGTGTTTGCACATCATCAGCGCATGGTTGATCAGGTGGCTGCTGCTGTTGCTGACGCTGGTATTGGCGTGCGAGTGATCCGTGGTGGCGTGAGCTTGGAAGCTCGTGCGCAAGCTGCCCAGGACTTTCAAACTCGTAACGATGTGCAGGTGATTGTGCTTAACATTGCAAGTGCTGGTTTTGGTATCACGCTTACCGCAGCGCGAGCTTGCGCTTTCCTTCAGCTTCCTTGGACTCCCGGTGACATGATCCAAGCTGCTGATCGCGTGCATCGCATTGGTCAAGAAGATAATGTCACTGTGTATAACCTTGTTGCCGAGGGCACTGTGGAAGAAACTATCGGAGACATGCTTGTAGCCAAGGCTGTGGTAGCTAATGCTGTGGTTGACGGCGGTGCTAACCGTGAGTTGGCTGACTTGAACTTTGACCAGTAAAGGATCAAAAAATGGCGGCTTTAATTCTGTTGCTTTTTGTTTGGATTCCGTTAGTTGTTGGCATTTCTCGTGTTTTGGGAATGCCCATGCTGGTAGCTGCATTGCTGTGGTTGGGCTTTGTGATCCTATTTGCCCCAATCAACTACTTTTTTGGACCTTTTATCATCATTGGGCCGTAATGTCATGAACAAGTTGTTTGTCTTTGTTGGCGTTGTTATTGCTTGCTGTATTCTTGCCATGGAGCCTGCATGGGCTGACATCGCCCGTGAAGCTGCTACAAGATATGGCGGCAGTGGAAAAGAATGGTCATATCATGAAGCGCCCTGGGCGTTTTTTCTAGGAACTATTATTGGTGGGTTTTTTACTTATAACCTACTAATTATTTTCCGGCCATTTGGTTACATTGCAGGTGCTATTACAGCTTTGATATTTGCGCATGCTATTGCCATTATGGGTAACTTTTATGGTAGCAATCCACGTGGTGAAGTTTCTATTTTTACATACCAAAATCCCTATTATATCAGCAAGCATGAACATGATCGACTGTGGAGGCTGGCGTGGAAGTTTCAAGAGGAATGCCGCGGTGACAACGGTTGTACTACAAAAGTTTGGCGTGCTTACCAAGACTGCAAATCGTATAATAACTGTCGCGGTGTAATGGTGGAAGTTTATAACGAACGGCGGCGTGAACTGGCTGCTAATCCCCATGCATTCAGTAGTTTTAAACCTTGCGAAGATCGCAGCATTAACAGCTGGGCCAAGTGTTGGTAAATCACTGCCGGTGACTGTGTTACGCAGCAGTCACCGGTTTGCCTCTAAACCAACTGGCTTCAGCTTCGCGGCGTGTAACCAAGCCTCTTAGCACACGACCTTTTGCATAAACATATTGCAACAATAGGTTTGGAACTTCGCTATAGTTACCTTTGTTCAACTGCTCGAGAATATCACTCTTTTGCAGTCGTCCACCACCTAAGTTGAAGGTAAAACTAGTCAAGGCATCAAACTGACTTTGTGTTATTGGAACTTTGACAAACTTTCTCACATAATATTCTGCTTTTGAGTCTAGATCTTGGCGCAACAATGTGTCTACTTCTGTTTGAGTCAATGGACGGCTCAAGGGAACATTGACACCGCCAATTAAAACACTGTTGCTTGCTTGTTCTTGAGCAGTTACTAAATGTCCATATCCCACAGTAGGAAGTCCCACTGGATCTTTGTAGACGCTGTATTTTAAACCTTCATGTCGCTTTATAAACTCTATAAGGCTACTACTAGACTTGTATCCCTGAGCAGGTGCTAGGTCCGTGCTGCTGCCTTCATATTTGTATATGGGATTGCCTTTTTCGTCGTATCCTTGACCACTATAACGCCCAGCCGGTTGTCCTTCACGAGGACTGCCAATAATATCCAAGGGCTTTTCTTGACCGGCTATTATTTGTCCTGCACGCAAGCCACCGTTGCTACCTACTTCAATGCTGCCATTCAAACCAAACACTCGAGCACTGTGGCCAGTGTAAGGTTCGTGATAAGGTAAGCGAGGCATAATAGTATTAATCAAAATATATCTAAACTGTCCATCTGTTATGATCTGCATGTCTTTTTGGTTTAGATCAATAGGTGTGCTGGCAGCACTGGCTGTTGCACCCACACCTGGGGCTGGTCCATTGATATCAACTCTTGGCGCTTGTAGCGTATAACCACCAGCACTTAAAACCCCAAAATCACCACTGGAAAAATCACGCATGTAACCATTGCTGCGTCTACTAAAGTTTCCATAACTTGTTTGCAACATATCTGTTCCAGCACTGGCATGAATTTGCTTCAAGCTTGTTACATACATGTTTTGCTGTGCATATGCATGGAACTCTTTAACAGCTTCCATTTTTATTACACCACCACCACTGGGCGTGGAACTCACAGGAGTAGGTGTTAGTTCGATACTTTTGTTTACACCGCTTACTACATAACTAATGAGATTTTTGGCGACGTCTTCATCTCGCCTAAACTCCACAACTAACCCGTCCGTAAACACTACTGATGTATTGCTTATTTGACCTGTGCTGGAACTTTGCCAGTTGCCGTTATATGTGTATTGTTCTTGACCAATAATCAAGTTTCCTGCGTTTGTGGGATCAAGTAATATTGCAATATCAGGGATTGGACCTGCTTGTTCATCACGAGCTTTCATAAAAATACTACGGCCTGCTTCGATGTTTACGTCTAAATCTGCTCGTAAGTTCAAACTGCCTTGACTTCTTATACTAATGTCAGCTTGCGCATAGATGTCTATTTCACCACCAGCACTTAATTCCACCCAGTTTTTTCCGTCAACACTGTTCATGTAAACGCAACCAGTGCTGTCATTTACTAACACTTGTGCGCCTTGTTGAGTGCGCAATCTTATAAAGCTGTTGCTGGGATCATCATCAAAAACAACCTGATTACCCCCAGGAGTCAAAAATCCGTAAACACTATTAATTGGATCAGGACGTCGAGCACTGGCGCTTGTTATACCGCGAACAGGATCATTTAATAAACCTTGACGTAGGAGCCCATCTCTCAAAGGCTCAAATTCAGGACGTTGTGCAGTTTCTGCAGGATCACCGTTATATTGATTTCGCTTGTTGTATTCCACCACAGGCGCACCTGCTATTCCTCCATTGCCAGCTATTCCAGGAACCATGTTGTTCATGTTTTGCTGGAACAAACAACCCAACCAAATCCCTTTGCTGCTGTCGCCATTTATAAAAGCAACTATGACTTCGTTGTCTTTGTCAGGGGGGACAAACCACATGCCATAACTTCTTTGACTTGCAGTCCATGATTGGTCGTTGGGCTTGTTGCTATAAACACTTGTAGCCCCAGCAAAGGGGCTACAATAGCTAACTATAAACCAAGAGTTGGGATCTAGGCCGTCGCCGCCAGATATTTCTGGTATCCAAACTCGCAATCTTCCCATGCGGCTGTCATCGTCAGTTTCTCTGACAAACCCAATATACAGTTTATCCAATAACGGAGTACGTCCTTGTGGATTTAAACTGTATTCCTCTGGTGTATCAGTAGTTCTTCTTAGTAAGACCATGTTTAGTATCCTGATACATCACCCATGGGATTTCCCAATGGGGCAAGATTTTGTCGAGGGTTAGCTGGATTAGCAGGTTGTATTTTAGCTTGTTCGGCTTTTTTGGCAGCTTCATCAGCTTTTTTAATATAGCTGTCCATGGCTGTGTTGCCATGTTGGCTGAAAGTATCTTTACAACTAGATAACACTTGTGTAAACCGGCCATTTGCAAATATATTTTTTACTTGAATTACTAGATAAAATCCATCAACAAACTGATTATTTTGTGTAAACTCCATGAACCCTGTTTCAGGGTTAGGAGCTTGTCCGCTGCGGAAAGTTAGATAATACATGTTGTCTCCGCCTATTAGTTCAGCAAAAGCAGGATTTAAATCACCTAACTTGTCAGGAACTGCTCCATCAATATCAATATTGCTATGTCCCATCCACCAAGGATCACCTCGTATCTCTAAATCAATTTTGATCATTTCTTTGTTAACGCTGTCGTAGTTTCCTACTACTGCACCAAACAAGCTGCGACTTTTAGGGTAGTTAATTTGATTTGTACTAAATGTAGGTGTCTGTTGACTGGATGTTCCTTGGTTACCATCAGCTTGGCGAGCTGCATCGTTGGGAATCACTGTATTTACATACGGAAAATCTGGATCAATAATGTCTTGATCCTCTACAAAAAGCTGCTGTTGTGTTTGGTTTACTGCGGAAAATCTTGATTGCAGTTGTTCCACACCGCGCCGCCGTGCTAGAGCTTGAGGATTATCACGAATGATCGCACTGGGTTCTCGGTCGTAAAAATCCACAAAATCCTGTGTTTGCTGGCGTAGATTTTTTTCAGCTTGAGACAGTTCACCTCGTAAATTATTCAGCCGTTGTTGGGATGCTTCAACTGTTTGACTTTGTAAATCTTGCAAACTAGAACTCAGTGCAAGCGTACGTTCATCCCGATATTGTTGAGTTATCATGCGATTGTCTTTAAGACTTTCTAACTCTTGTGTTATTGCTTGAATGCTATTATTCACCCTACCTGCACGATTTTGTGCAGTTTTAAGATCTTGCTCTGCTAGTGTTATCTGTTCAGGCAACGCCTGGTAACGTTCTTTGGCTTTGCGATATTGTGCTAGACGTTGTTCCCATGCACTGGACTTATCATTTGCCAAAGGACCCACTGTTTGATTGCTGTAGTTATTTGTGCCTGCATAAGGAACTGTTGCTATGGCAAAAAAGTTGTTGACTTTTAAATCAAACTTGATAATGTCTAAGTTTAACCCTGTGTAAATCCATTCATATCTTTTTTTGATCCTACCAGTTGTTAACAAAAACTTGAGTTTTTCCATTTGTACGTTGCGTTTTTCCACGGCACGTATTGTGGGAATATCCTCGCCTCTAACTCTTGTTTCCCAATAGGGAACAATGGTGTATGTAACTTTTTCCACATACTTGCCAGCTCTAAAATCATAACCTACATAGTTTACCTTGCTGTGTATTTTTACGTTTTTAACCATGCCGTGAGTTAAAGTTGTAACAGCACCTTCTTGATTTTGTCCACCTTGTGTCCATGTTTTAAACTCATCGCACAAACTGAGAGTTTGATAAACCAAACTACTGAAATCAATACCTTTTGTAGCAGTTACTTGCACAGTGTTGCCTTCAGCTTTTATGTTCATGTTCTTGCTTCGCTGATCATCACTTAATCGTGATTTGTTCATTTGCCAAGAACGCATTTCATTTGGCAGGCGTATTTCATATTGAGCTAGAGGTGCAGTTCCTAGTGCTAAAGTTTCTTGATTAAAGTTAAGGGCTTTTTGAAACTTATCAAAAAACTCACCAACTGTGGTTGCGCTAACTGATATAGTAGAAGATTGCAGATCCAGTTGGTTTGTAAAACCAATTTGCCCATCCATTATGCCTTGTATTTCATAACTGCCGCCACCTTCATTACCACTAAAGTTAATAACAGTTATTACTACTCGATATATTTGATGAAACAATGCTTGAGTAACAGGTGTTCCATTTTCGTTGTAACCTACAAACCATATTTCCACAAAGAATTTTGCACGTTGCCAATTTATAGTTCCAAACTGCTGCGCGGTAGAGTTTAACCGGTCTGGCAAACTGAACCCATAAGGTTCAATTACCTTCATAGTATAACTTACACTTGGCATGTTACGAGTTTCATTGTTTGTTCCAACTAAATTTCTCAATGTAAACTCAGTTATGTTAAACCCCGCAGTTGCGCCGCTTTCTGCTACTACGACTTTTGGTATAGAATCAATAGCTTCTTTGTTGGTGCTTGTTACTTTTTCAGCTAGGCTTTCACTAGTCATCCAAAACTTAATGTGATAGGTATAGTTTGCATATTCGTCTAGCGCATTAGGTTGCATGCTAGCTCTAGTAAGCGCGTCGAAATCAATAGATTCAACCGTTTGCGATACCTTAGCACCTACTCCTGCAGCTTTTGCAAAAGAAACGCCAGCTTGGTCAGCTTGCTGGAGGGACAAAAGTTCCAACCTATTTTTGGCTTCTTGTTCTACTTGGGACAAACCTACCAGTGTAGATTCTGCTCCTAAAACTCCAGCACCAGCTACACCTGTTCGTCCAGCAGCAGCTACTCCTTGATTGAACGCATCAGGTCTTTCTTGATTAACGACAGGGTGTCCTGTATTAACAGGAGTTCCAGATTGTTCAGCTTTTTGTCTTGCTAAATTTTGTTGTCGTTCAGTAGGTGCGCCAGGTTTTACCAACCAATCTAACCAACTCATTACAATAATCCTGAAATACTTGAGTTACTTGGTACAGTAATGGTTATGCCTGGTATCATGTCATATACTGGATCTTGTATTTTATCACTATTATAAACAGAAAATATCCACCACAAACGTGGGGTGCCATATGCGTCATAACTTAATAAATCAGGGCGATACTTGTATTTTTCAGGCAAGATGATAACTGTATCGGCCGAACTTGTAGTTAGCACAGGTGGCTGCCAAAAATCCAAGTATGTTACATACTGGTTTAGTTGTGGTGTTTGTTGATATGGACTACTTGTATTGTAAAACGATTTAATCATATCCATCCTGCTTTTTTCATAGAAACACCAGTTATATAACCACCAGTGCGGAACGTGTCAATGTTCCATTCTCTTAGTTGTTTTGGGGTATGTTGAACTGTCAAAGTTACTGATATATCAAATAAGGCAGGAACACGAGTAGTTTGAGATTGTGGCCCACCTGCTCCGTTAATAGCACTGGGAACAGTTACATAATCGGGATCATTGGGCAATGTTATGGCAAAATTCTTTACAACAACAGGTATGTTTAAAAACATACCACCACCATGTGCATCAAAATATAAAACAGGTGGAGGTGTACCCCGTTGAGGCATAACACTTGCGCCAAAACTCATTTTTGTAACTAATCTTAAAAAATGCAAACAGGCAAGATTGTATCGTGCCTCAAGCTGAGTTTGACTGCTAAAGCTACCCGATACAGAAATCGTAGGGGCGCTTGTTCTGCTGTAAGCTAGAATTTCTTGGTTGGTATGAACAGCATTTAAACTGTCATATTGCACATCTTGATTATATGTAATAGTTGGTGTATAAGGCCAGATCATGCCTCCATAGTTTTGTAAGTTAACCCAAGGGTTGCCTGCGTATAACAAATTATATGCAATACTATTGGGTTTAGCTCGCAAACGGGCACGCAAATCATTACCACTAGGAGCTGGTGCAAGATTATAGTTGCTGCCGTAACCAATTTCTTTAGTAACATCAACTCCTGCAAACGCAGCTTGTTGTGCTAAGGTTTGAAGTTGCTGTTGTTCTATTCTATTAGCTTGTGCTTGGTCAAAACCTTGTCGAAGTACACTTTGAAAATCAAGCCTATCACGAAGTCTATCGTAGCGACTGGGTGCTGCGGGTGCTATATCTGGGACTGATGAAGGTCCAACAACGTCTACCATAAATACAAACTCCAGGTTTGTTATATTTATCATGGTAAAAACCGGCATTTTGACTGCTACAAACTCCGGGCTTATAATCTAAATGATTTTGGAGACAAATATTGACTATAAATGCTGCAATTAAAATCAAATACTTAACGAATCGTGAACTTCTCGAACAGATCCACGCCAGCAAAAATACCTATTGCAGCTACTTGGAAAATATTTACAGCAACTTTGATATTATAACTCACGATTTAAATTTGATTACTAGGGAAACTCTTGAGGCTGCTAAGATAAAAAAAGCAGAACTGCAAACAGCACGTTTGCGGAAAGAAGCACAAGCTCGTGGAGAAAAAAATCCCAGTTATCGCGTAGATCCTGAAAGTTTGGATATTGAGCATGTAGTAGTAAGGCTAATGACTTACGATCACATTCCGCCTCATCCTGTGAAACATCAAACTGGTAAAACTGTAGCAGAAAGACATGTGAAAATAAACTTTCCTGCTTTTCAACATTACGTTTGGTGTAACGACAACTGGCTGTGCGTGGGCAAAAGTCACTGGCGCGGTGGTTTACAAAATGGAGAGTTTTGTAATAATCACGGATATATTACAAACAAGCTGGCTTTTATGTTTATGAAGTTGGTGGAAAAATACAGTAAAAAAGGCAACTGGCGGGGATATTGCGTTGATGATCAAACCCAAGCTCTTACACAAAGAGGCTGGTTATCTTTTGACCAAATAGGTAATGATGATCTTGTATTAAGTTACGATGATGGGCATTGCGAATGGAACCCTGTGGTTGATATTGTCAAACAAACTTACCAAGGTAATGTTTATCATATTACGCATCCTACTTTAGATACAATGATAACACCAGGACATAAGCTGGTTACATCTAGAGGTTTAATTTCAGTGGAAAACTTAACTAAAGATGATTATATCATCTTACAAGCACCTGCAAGTAATGCAGCAGCATTTTTAAGTAACACTGAAGTCAAAATAAAAGCTGGAGATTTAAACTTTAACGGCATGTGGGGACAACCAAATATGTATTATTCTGGAATCGTTTGGTGTCCTAAAACATTAAAAGGCTCTTGGGTAGCTCGACGGAATAGCACAATATTCCTCACTGGAAACACATATAATGACGAAATGCAAGGCCAAGCTTTGCTACAGTTGAGTCAGATTGGGTTGCAGTTTGATGAAAGTCGCAGTGAAAACCCTTTTGCTTATTATACATCAGCAGTACAGAACTCATTTACTCGCATACTGAATACAGAAAAGCGCAACCAAAACATTCGTGATGATTTATTGATCATGCATGGTTCAACACCCAGTTATACTCGACAAACTGAACACGAAATAGCTCAAAAAACAGCTGAATAACATTATCTAGAGTTTGATTATTGTGTCAGCATAAGCTACTATCTGTAGCTATGACACATCGCATCCCCAATCTTGACCGCATTGCAGCTTTCACTGACATTCATTTTGGAATGAAAAACAACAGTCGTGAGCATAACATGCAATGTGAACAGTTTTTGTTATGGTTTATCAATCAAGCTCAACAACAGGGTATAAAAACTTGTGTGTTTCTAGGTGACTGGCACCATGTTCGCAGTGCTATTAACATATCCACACTGAACTACAGTGTTGCCGGACTAAGGCTGCTTAGTGCAGCATTTGACGACGTGTTTTTTATCATTGGCAACCACGATTTGTATTTTAGAGACAAACTGGAAATCCACAGTATTCCCTACATTAGTGAATTTTCCAACATTCATCTTGTTGACAAAATCACCCAAGTGGGTGATCATGCATTTGTTCCTTGGTTAGTAGGCGATGAATGGAAAAAGGTTCAAGATATAAAAGAACCTTATATTTGGGGACATTTTGAGCTACCCAAGTTCAAAATGAATGCCATGGTGGAAATGCCTGACCACGGCGAACTCAACAGCAGTCACTTTCACAAACAAAAAATGGTGTTTAGTGGTCATTTTCACAAACGTCAAGTTCAAGGCAATGTTCATTACATTGGCAATGCTTTTCCTCACAACTACAGTGATGTGTGGGACGATGATCGTGGCATGATGTTTTGGGAAAAAAACGCACAGCCTAGATATGTCAGCTGGCCTCAAGCACCCCGGTATCGTGTGTTGACTTTGCAAGATCTACTTTATGATCCTCAACGTCATTTACAACCTGCACATAATGTACGTGTGCAAATACCTCAAGACACTGACTATCTTGACATGACTTTCCTACGTGAAGTCTTGCAAGCAGCTTGGCCAGTTCATGAACTGGCCTTTCAAACTGCTGTGGGAACAGAAGTTGCTGAACTTCAAGATCAAGACATTGACTTTCAAAGTGTTGACACCATTGTTATCAGTCACTTAAACAGTATTGAAAGCAAAACTATTGATTGCAAAAAACTAGTGGAAATTTATCAGAGTCTCTAATGCTGAAATATCACAATGTGGAAATACGCAACTTTCTCAGTGTTGGGAATGTTGTTCAAACAGTGGACTTGACTCGCAGCGGATTTACTCTTGTATTAGGTGAAAATCTTGACATGGGCGGGCAGGGAAATCGCAATGGCGTAGGCAAAACAACTTTGCTTAATGCTATCAGCTATGCTTTATATGGCCAAGCTTTGAGTAATATCAAAAAAGACAACTTGGTGAATCGAGTAAATGCCAAAAACATGAGTGTGTGTTTGGAATTCAGCAAGGACAGCCAAACTTATCGCATAGAGCGTGGCCGCCGCCCGGCATTTTTTAGATTTTTTGTAAATGATAGTGTAGTCAACAATCCCGATACTGATGAAGCTCAAGGTGAAAATCGCGAAACACAAAAACAAGTGGAAGCTGTGCTGGGCATGAGTCACACAATGTTTTGCAACATTGTGGCTTTGAACACATACACACTACCGTTTTTAAGTCAAGGTGCTGGCAGACAACGCGAAATCATCGAAGAGCTTCTAATGATTACCATGCTAAGCACCAAAGCTGAAACTCTTCGTGAACGTATAAAAGACACACGCATACAACAAGATCAAGAAGATCTCAAAATCAAAACAATTGAAGCCAGTAACGAAAAAATCACTCGCACATTATCTGATCTCAATACACGAAGTGAAAAGTGGCAGCAGCAACATCAACAAAAAATATCCGACATACAACAAGCTTTAGACAGCATGAAGCAACTGGATATTGATCGTGAAATACAAGCACATAGAGACCGTGGGGATCTTGACAAGCTTAAATCTGCACGACAGGAACAGCAGCGTTTGCTTGCAGGAAAAAATCGCCTGCGTGTTAGCTTGCAAGCACAGTTGGACAAAAACATGGACAACTATCGTCGAGCACTGAATGCTGAATGCCCCATGTGTCAACAAGGTCTCAGCGACCACAATCATACTAAAATTTTAACCAGTCTTGAGCAACAAATATTGCAGTTGGATCAACAACTGCAACCCCTAAATGATGAAATAGCCCAGCATCAAGAATACATCCAAGAGCTGGAACAAGCTGAAAACATATTTGATATACCTGAAACACTGTATGGCAATCTTGAGCAAGCCCTGGGCCATTTAAACAGCATGGAAAATCTTCAACAGGAACTTGCTAGGTTGCAACAGGATGCCAATCCTTATGTTGATCAACAATTGAGTTTAACCTCTACATTGCAGACAGTAGATCATCAAACTCTAAATCAGCTCAACAGTCAACGTGAACACCAAGAGTTCTTGCTCAAACTGCTTACCAACAAAGAAAGTTTTATCCGCAAAAAGATTATTGATCAAAACCTTGCCTACCTCAATACTAGGTTGCAGGACTATCTCAATCGTGTGGGACTTCCACACCAAGTGAAATTTCTAAATGATCTTGGCGTAGAGATCACACACTTGGGAACAGAAATGGATTTTGATCAACTCAGTCGTGGTGAACGAACACGACTGATACTGAGTTTGAGTTGGAGTTTCCGTGATATTTGGGAAAACAACAATCAACCCATTAACTTGATTTTTGTTGATGAGCTATTAGATCAAGGACTAGATCCTCAAGGATTGGAAAAAAGTGTAGAGATTCTCAAAGCACACAGTAGAGACAGGCATAAAAATGTCTTTTTGGTCAGTCATAGAGAAGAGCTAGTAACAAGAGTCAGCAACGTGCTTACTGTTGTAAAAGAAGACAACTTCTCTAGATTTGAATGGGGTTACGAACCTTGAGTGAATGTGATTTCACGGATTTTATCACGATTGACTGTGAACAAGTCATGGAAATCACAAACCACATAATCATGATATCTTGCATGGTTGCCTACAGTTAGTTCAGGCAACCATTTTTTATGAAATACTGCAAAACTACCTTGCCTGTTGATGCGAAATACTACCAAACTGAAATCTCGACTTGTGATGTTTTCTTCCAGTTGTTTGATCCAACCATCAAGCAGGGGTATTTTGTCATTTTTAAGAAGTTTGCTGAAAGGGAATTCTTTATAGAACTTGCTTTCTATAACCAAGCCTCTCATATCACTGGGCGGAATAATATCAGCACGAAAGCTAGCTATTTGTCCACTGTCCATTAATTGTTGACGATGATGGTTCGCACCTCCTAAAAATGCTCCGCTGTTGGGAACACGAATGAACTTGGCTTGATATAGTTCTGTTAAGAAACTAGCAATCATGCGTTCGCCTGTATTGCCTTTGTTTTTACCTGCACTGGGCATGTTTTTTCACCTAAAAAAATATTTAAGCTTGTTGACAAACTTACAAGAACATACAATAATGACTACAGGAATCGCAATAAACATGAGTCATTCAGCATATAACCGCAACAACACTTGGCAAAAGACTTTTGAGCTTACAGCTACAGAAAGTCAAGCTAAAACTCTTGGTCATTTTATCAAAAATGAGCTAGCTTATTATCAAGCTTTGAGCCACATGCTGGGAGTGCGCATGCGGGCTTTTCCAGAAGATTTCGTGCAAGTTAGCACAAACTTGCGCACATTATGGTTGTTTGCTGCACAGTTTAGCATCAACAGCGACAAACTTAAAGCGCAGCCACGCAAGACTTGGCCACAACAGATTGAGCATTGCTGGTCAGTTGCTTATGATAACAAAAACAAGTGGCATCTGTCATCTGGAGCAACTAGTGTAATGAACATACTTGCTACACCATGCCACTTGCATCCAGATGTTCGTCGTAACATGGCAGAAGAAATACTCAATCAAATCTGTCATCAAGCTGACATTTTACATGCTGCACAAAAGACCGAAGAGCTGCGCACACCTGTACAAACTCTACCGCAACATGAATGGAGCACCAAGCGACATGTGCAAATTCCACGACATTTAGTTAAGATTGCATTTAATGCTGTGGAAAATCGTAGTGAAATCACTATTCCCTATTGCCGTGATCCACTATTGCTGAATGAACAAAATATTCAAGACAGTCGCTGGGATATTTTGGTAGTAAGCCAAGTGAATCAGGACTTCACAAACGATGAAAACTTGCAAATCTCTTTGAGAACAACTAAAGATAGATATCTCGTAAAGTATAGAGACGAAAATAAGAAATCTTGGGCACAATCTAGAAAAATCACACCAGGCACAAAATAGGCACCTTTAGGCACCAAAACTTCTCAAGTCCACATACTGGCAACATAAGTGACGATATCAGTTCGTTAGTGCCCAAGGATAGAAATATCACACTGCACTCCAAGGTCAATAACTTGACTACGCCTTGGCCAGAAAAAGTAAAGCGAAAGGATCACAGCTCTGAGAGACATCTCATCTGTGATGTCGTTGTTGGTGGCTGAATATCAACAACGACAGCTTGGACAACCATAACCGCGTGGATTGGTAACACAATCAAAGTCCGCATCTACAAGCAGGGAATTAGGCACGCCGCCCGCTGCTCTAGGACAGAGCTAGGATGTATTTCAGCATGGTGGAGCAACTCACATGATGCTTCAAGACCCATGATTTTTCCGGGTCGGGAAAATCATGGCATCACAATCTACATGAGTGCTAAAGAACACATAACTGATTCATAATCACTATGATAAAACGACTACATGCGCAAGCATGTTGTCAGTGGTTGTGCTTGTCACAACCACTTTAAACCTTGATAAAGTTCATAAAAACTTGATGTATCACCGACAACTTACATAGTTTGTTGTGATTTATTGGGATTCATGGCTTTATAATGATCCTCAATAACTTTAATCATGACTTTACGTTGGTTATGTGTCAACAACCAAGCATCATTGTAGTTCAAACCACCATTCATGTAATAGACTAAAGTTGCTATATCTTTTTCAATGGTATGTGTGTTTTTGCTCATGCCCCCAAGCATGTCTTGGATCAACTCTGGATCCCCGCTTAGGAGCGTTTGACGAAAAAACTTATGGGATCATAGCTGACAAGAGTTTCCCAAGAGTGGTTACAGCTGGGGCATTCTACATTAATGGATTTATTAGGTCCACATTTGTTTAGTTGATCAACTGCTGCAATAATACTTTCTGCTTGTGCTCGTGGAGCAGATTGCAACCACTCAATTATGTAAGCTTGATTTGTTACAACTTCACCTGTGTTGAGTATTTTCACATGTGTGATACTTGCACTTACTAGTTGGATTGTCATTTGGCTGATATTATCAATAGCCTGTGCCATGACTTCAGCTTTGACTAGATCATCACTTTCGGGATTTAGTGTGTCCCATTGCCGTATTGCACGTTCTTCCTGATACTCTCTCTGAATGAACTTGCTGCGTTGTTGAAAATCGTAAGGTTTCACATGTACTTCCAAAGTTTGATCAATAACCACTACACCATCTTGGTGTTCTATCATGGTTTGTCTTTCCAAAATTGGTTGGCATTGCAAGTCCCAACTACAGTCATGTCCACATTTTGGGCATTCACGATTTATTTCAATAGTGCCATCACCGCTTGCTAGCTTCATGCCCACAAAAATAGCTTCAAGATCTGGTGTTACCAGTGCATTGATGTTGTGAACATCTGGCACACAGTTGGCTATGACTTTGCGCAAAGCTTCGCCATTTAACATGGCATCAGGTGTGTTTAGCAGCACATCATCTCTTGCTGTCATGCCATAAATGGCTAGTTCATTGTCTGCTGTCAACGTTATATCTTGCGGTTTATACCAACGTCCTTGACTAGGCAGGGAAATATAAACTTGTGGTTTGCGGAAGTAAGGTTCAAGTGGGTTCATTGCGGAGAAATACATCCATAAATATGTAAAATATTTATTGTGTTAATTCTGTAAAGTGATAAAAAATGTCTGGAACAAATGCTGGAGTAAGTGCTGACAAACCATTATATGTTGCTATAGGTAACTCAGGGAATGTTGGCTGGGCAAGGGAAGCGACTCTTCAAAAGATCCTAACAGCATTAGATCCCAAGCGCAAAGGTGAGACAGAACAGGAAATCCCAAAAGCTTTAGAGGAGAACAGTAAACAGCTAAAAGATAACTCAGAAAAAACCCGGTATTATCTGCAACAAGCTGGACAAGTTTGGAAATCAGCTTTAACGGAAGGGATACAAGGCGGACAAGGACTTTTTACTAACATAAGTCAGAGTACAAAATTACTTGCTCAAGACTTTGAGGAACAAGGCAAAGCAAACAAGCTAGCAATAAGTGGTTTGCAACGATTTGCAACAGTTGCAGCTTTAGCAAGTAAAAGCTTGGAAAAGCTAATAGAAGCAGACAAAATCTTTAGTGATTTGTATGAAACTGGTGTTAGACTGCAGGGCGGTATTAATGGACTGATAACAGGCAGTAACACAGCTAGGTTAAGTGTACAAGAGTTTGGTTCATTAGCCGCAAAAAACAGCACTGTATTTGCACAGCTTGGTGGTCGTGATGTCCCCAAGTTAATTAAAACATTTCAGGATACCAGTAAGTTTGGTGGTGAATATCTCTTAAGTTTGCAAGACGGGGCTGAAATGTTCTTGCAAACTGTTGATATCTATCAACAAGCTGGCGTAGCAGGACGAGTAAACAATCAACAACTTGTTGCTAGCAGTCAAGGACTTATAACCCAGTTTGGTAAAGTAAGTGAAGCCACAGGACTTAGTAGAAAATCGCTGTTGGAATTTGTTGCTAGTATTACGAAAACTGGTAGTTCCTATTTGCTATTAAGCACAATGAGTGCAAAAGCTGGTGAAAACTTAATTGCTGCTACAGCACAGTTAGCCAAATTTGGTCAGCAAGGTGGCAAGCTTTTAGCAGACAACATACAGAAATATTTTGCTGGTTCTAATACATTTGGTTTGCTTGATGAAAGCATGCAACATTTGATTAGCACAGTACCTGGACTTGGCGGGGCATTTGCTAATCTAGCAGAAGCCAGTGTTAAAGGTGGAGAAGAATATGAAGATGCACAAAAGCAATTTGCCAAAACACTAATCGCTGCTCCTGAATCTTTGCGTCGTCAACTGCTAGCAGCTATGCCTGAATTAGCAGGAACTCTTGGTGATCTTATAAAGAATGCCAAAGCTGTTGAAACAGCTGAAGCTGACAAACTTAAACAAATGGAAGAAGAAGCTTCTAGGCGCGGGCTTACTATGGAACAGCTTAAAGCAGAGCGGCTTGAGCAAGCTCAAGCCGATGCTAAACGTAAAGAAGTTCTAAACAAGCTGACAAACGCTTTTAATCAGCTTAATAATGAAATATTCAGAAGCTTTGCAAGCTTGGGAAATTATTTAACTCCACTTTTTGATGGTTTAGCAACCGGCATTACATTTGTAACCAATGCGTTTCAAGACCTAGACAAGTTAATCAGTCCCGGCGGGCAAGGCGGAATAATTGGACCAATAATCGCTTTGGGTACAGCTTTAGGTGGGGTTGCGTTAGTAGCAAAAGGCATAAAAGGTCTGTGGGGACGATTTAGATTACCTGGTGAAGCACCAGGGCTTCCAGGAATGGGTCGCGGACAATCAGCTAGCGCACCACTTTTTGTTAGTTTAGTAGGTGGAATGCCAGGAGCAGCGCCAGCAATACCAGGCATGGGAGGTGCTCCAGGCACTCCTGGCGCTGGAGGTAGAACTGGAGGTAGATTTGGTCGTTTAGCTGGCATGTTGGGCCGAGGCAGTATTGGAGGCTTAATAGCAGGCGCAGCATTGGGCGGAGTTGGGTCACTTGCAACAGGCGCAGGCTATAATAAAACAGGCGCTGGTATTGATATTTTAGGTCAAGCAGCAGGACTAGCTGGAACCGGTGCAATGTTGGGGTCATTTTTAGGACCTGGCGGAACATTAGTAGGTGGGGCTTTAGGTGGTTTAGCTGGGGCAGGCATGGGCTTGTATCAAAACTGGGGCACTTTATTTGGGCAGCAAGGTGGAGCAGCTGAAAGATCACCTGAACAAGCAGCAGGACAACTGGGCTTTCTAGAGCAAATTGATCAAATGTTGGAAAATCGCCAAGGACTTAACTTGCAATATACTGAAACTGGTCAAGCTTTACGAGACTTCAGCGGAGGATATCGTGAAATGATAAGTGCGCTGAATGTAACTCCTGCTGCCGGTAGTTTGGATTCTTTAGGTCGTATATTAAGTTCTATTAGTGGTGGTGCAGCCCCAGCAACTGCCCCAGAATATCAAGCTATGAATAGCGATTGGCAAGATAGAACATTGAATATTTGGTCTAACATACGCGAACTTAATGAAAATATGAAAGATTTATTGAGTTCCATGAATACAAATATAGCCACTTTAGTTACTGATAGACCTGTTCAAGGTGCAGGATTATCTCAAACTTAAAGTATCTTGGCATGTGGTTTCTACCATAAATATTGTGTAAAAATCAGGAACTAGAATGTCTTCTTGGAAAAAATACTTTAGCGCCGTGCCTAATTCTACAAGAACTGCTCGTGAAGTTGGTAACTCTACTAGTGGGCAAGGAGGTACCAGCGGCAAATACAGTAGTTTTTTGCCAGAGGTGTACAGTGGTGCTCCTAACCGAGTAGAACGTTACATACAGTATGAGCAAATGGATTTAGATAGTGAAATCAGCAAAGCACTTGATGTAATAAGCGATTTTTCCACACAAAACTTTGAAAATGACAGCGATCCATTTGACATAGTATATCACGATGAGTTGACAGATACAGAAATAAGTTTGTTAAAAGACAGCTTGCGGCAATGGTGCAGTTTGAACAAATGGCAGCAACGTCTTTGGCGAGCTTTTAGAAATGTCATCAAGTATGGCGATCAGATTTACATACGCGATCCCGAAACATTTGAACTTATTTGGGTTGATCCCACAAAAGTAGAAAAGATTATAGTAAACGAAAACCGCGGCAAAGACATTGAACAATACGTTATTCGTGACATTGATTTAAACTTGCAAAGCATGGTTGCAACCAGCATGTTGGTTCACGATCAATACAGCTTTCCTGGTGGCTATCCACGAAGTTCTAATCCCGCAGCAGGCGCAGGAACAGTAAACTATGGTGTAGCTACCAGTCCTGGAAGCAGAAACAGTCGTTTCAACTTGCCAGAAAACAACTATGCTATTGATGGCACCCACGTGGTGCATCTAAGCCTCAGCGAGGGCATGGACAGCCAATGGCCTTTTGGCACAAGCATATTGGAAAGCATTTACAAAGTTTACAAGCAAAAAGACTTGCTTGAGGACAGCATTATTATCTATCGCATAGTTCGAGCACCTGAACGTAGAATATTTTACATTGATGTGGGCAATCTCAGCGGTCCGCGTGCCATGCAATATGTGGAACGTATAAAAAACGAAATTTATCAGCGTAGGATACCCAATAGAACAGGTGGTGGACAAAGCATACTAGACGCTGCTTATAGTCCTATTGCCATAAACGAAGATTTCTTTTTAGCACAAAATGCAGAAGGCAAAGGGTCACGTATTGACACTTTGCCTGGTGGTGAAAACCTCGGGCAGATTGATGATTTAAAATATTTCAACAACAAAATGATACGTGGCTTGGGTATTCCCAGCAGCTATTTGCCCACAGGGCCTGAAGATGGAACAACTGTATTCAGCGACGGCAAAATAGGCACAGCATTTGTTCAAGAATATCGGTTCACCAAATATTGTCAACGGTTGCAAAACTTGATTGCTCCTGTTTTAGATCGGGAGTTTAAGTTATTTCTTAAACATCGCGGCATTGAAATCGCCAGTAACTTGTTTGATTTACAGTTTTGGGAACCTCAAAGCTTTAGTGATTATCGTCGCATACAAAAAGAAAGTGAACAAATCAACTTGTTTACAAGCATCATGGGCAGTGAAGCTAATCGTTATATTAGCAAACGATATGCACTCATGCGTTATTTGGGATGGACTGAAGAGGATCTAATTGAAAATGAACGTCGTTTCCAAGAAGAAAATGCTGACAAAGTAAAAGCCAAAACAGGCAAAGCACCAAGCGATGAAAGCAATGTTGATCTAGCAAGCGTGGGTATACGTGATACGTCAGGTTTTGAAGAGCCAGGACTGCCGCCTGAAGTTGGAGGAGAAGCACCTCCTGGTGAGCCTGCTGCACCAGAGGCTGCTCCCCCTGCCCCCGCTGCCCCACCCGAAGCCCCAGGAGTTTAACCATGCAAGCACAAGAAATTGGTTACACAGACATTAGTCAAGACCAATACAGCCAACGTCAAATAAAAGATAGTAGGAAACCCAAAATTACTTTAGCGCATTTAAATCGTTTGAAAAAAATGCGGGCTGCAAGGGATTTAGAAACATTAATGAAACAAGATTTACTTCAACTAATGTATGGTGCACCGCAAGAAGAAGGCGGAGGCATGGGCATCTAACATGGTTTACAACATTTATGTTGCAGGTAAAGGCAATGTTACTCTGCAAGACAGTCAATTAAATACCACAGCAACTAGCCTTGCACTTCCTGGTAGAAATCTCAGCAACTATGGTCTTAGTTTAAACCAAAACTTAGTTAACTTGCTGCAAAACTTTGCAGGTATCAGTCAACCAGCTAATGCTCAACAAGGTCAACTATGGTATGAAACAACTACTCAAGAGTTGAAAATATGGACAGGTAGCACATGGTCCATTATTACGCCCGCTGCTAACAGCAATGCAGGTAGTCATAGTATTGTTATAACCGTGGGGTTAGTTGATTATTACATCACAATTATTTTAAGCAACGCACAAATCGTTGCTGCATTTAGTGAAAGAGTATTTGTCCCTGCGGAACTGCCTTCAGTAGTTACTATAGGCAGCATTACATATGATTTGTCAAGCCGTTTCCCAAATGGTCTTGTGCAAGGATTAACCATGGCACAAGAGGCAGGTAATGTGTTTGTTGTAGCTGGGCGAGCTAGCAGTGCAGATGTTTTAACAACTCCTAGATCCATCAACATAACAGGAGACGCCTTAGGTACAGCTTTATTTGATGGCAGTCAAAATATCAATATTGCTGTCGCTTTCAGCAACGTCAACGTTGCAGGAAGTTATAGTAAAGTCACTGTCGATAACAGTGGTCGTGTAGTATCTGGAAATGTCAATCTTGGAAACGTTGATATCACAACAGCATTGGGCTATACGCCTTTGGCAAGTGTGACACTTTCAGGCGCAGCAAATGTCACAACAGCAGTTACTGACGGGGCTACAGTTGATTTAACAGTTACTCTAGCAGATTCAGGAGTAATAGCTGGAACTTATAACAGCGTTACAGTTAACAGTAAAGGGCTAGTAACACAAGGTGTTGTAAGCTTAGATATGCCTTTATACAGTATCATACTATGGCCGCAAACATATCCAATACCCAGTAACTTCGCAGCTTGTAATGGTCAAACTGTAACAGGTGCCGGAGGAGTTTCTATAACAACACCAGATTTGAGAACATATACTCAAGGTCCTACAACATATATTCAGAGAATTAGTTAAAATTTGTAGTTTTTTTGTGATTTTCACGCACACGGTGTAAATATCGTTGAGTCTGTAAGCTTTTTAACAAGGAGCATGAAATGAGTAAAACAAAGTTAGAGAAGGTTTTAGAACACCTTCTGAATAATGAAGAGGGTCAAGCAAAAGCCCTTTTGCATCAAATCTTTATCGAAAAAGCTCGTGCTATTCATGAAGAACTGATGACACATGAAGAAGACGACATGATGGAAGTTGGTGGCAGTGGTGACCAAGGCGAAGACTTCATGCATGACGTTGAAGAAATGTCTGACGATATTGCCGATCATGATGAAGAAATTGAATTTGAAGAAGTCATGAGCGAAGAAGAAGACGACATGATGGACATGGAAACTGAAGTGTCAGATGAAACAGATGACATGGAAGACATGGGCGACATGGAAGGCGCGGCCGATGGCGCAGAGCATGGTGAACTCAGCGGCATGGAAAAAGGCATTGATGCTTTAACAAAAGCTTTGCAAGAGCTAGAAGCTGAATTTGAACGCATCAAAGACCAAGGTGGCGAAGAAGATCACGAAGGTGAAGACGATCTAGAAGTTGACGATCAAGAAGAAGTTGACGTAATGGATCAACCTGAAGGTGAAGAGGAAGAAGAGGAAGAAGAAGAGGTTGAGGAAGTTGAGGAAGATTGGGATGCACTAAGTGAGGCCGTGAGTCTTGACGTAGTGGATCAAAATCCCATGCAAAGTCACAAAACCCCTGGTGAAGTTGGTAGCGGCAAGTTTGCTAGCGACGTAGGTGCTCGTGCAAAGAGCCCAGTTCCTCCCAGCCAAAAAGAACGCATGGGTGCAAAGCCTGTTGATCCCACAAAAGGTGGACATCACAGCGGTTACAATCGTGAATCTGCTCCCAGCAGTGCAACACTAAAGCACACCCAAGGTGACAACCGTCGCAAAAAAGCAACTGACCACATGAGTCATGTTAGCAAAGAAGGTGCAAGTGGAGCCATTCTTAACAAGAGTGGCGAAGGCAACAAAAAGAGCCCACTAACTCGTGCTCCTGCAAAATAAGTTACTTGAAAAAAGTAGTTTAGTAAAAAACGGCTGCTGAAAAGCAGCCGTTTTTAATTTCTTGATTAGAAAAACCGCAGAAACCGCAGAAAATCACACTATTTTTTAATGGTTTAGACCCATGTGACTAAATATCTCTGACAAAAGAATGTCCGAGGATGCCGATGAAAAGCGCTCTGCTTATTGAACACCTTACATATGAACGAGCCGCTGCGGAAGTATTAACTGAAACAGATGGTAATGGTCAAACTAAAAACATGTATATGAAAGGAATCTTCATTGAAGGTTCCCGCAGAAATCAAAATGGCAGAATTTATCCTGCCCAAGAAATACGCCGAGCAGTAGAGCAAATCAAAGAACAAATTCGCAAAAACAACAGTGTTTTAGGCGAATGCGATCATCCTCAAGAACTACAGATTCATTTAGATCGTGTCAGTCACAAAATCACAGACATGTGGATGGATGGGGATAATGGTATTGGCAAGTTGCAAATATTACCTACACCCGTGGGCAATATTGTGAAAACTTTGCTTGATTGCGGTTGCAAACTAGGTGTTAGCAGTCGTGGCAGTGGTAATGTTGATGATGATGGTCGAGTAAGCGACTTTGATATGCTTACAGTGGACATTGTTGCCAACCCCAGTGCACCTAATGCATATCCCACTCCTGTGTATGAGCAAATAATGAATCGCAGACATGGATATCGGACTCTGGATCTAGCAGAAAGCGTCAGGCACGACCCCAAGGCCCAAAAGCACTTGAAAAAAGCCCTGCTCAGCTGGATTGATGATCTGAAACTTTAAAAGGAGCGACCGTCCAATGGAAACTACATTGAAAGATCTCCTGGAGAACACAGCATTGGGTGATGAACTCAAAGCAACTCTCCAAGAGGCTTTTGAAAACAAAATTCGCAGCATGGAGACACGTCTTCATGAGGACTACGCTGCTCGTTATCAAAATGACAAAGCAGTGCTAGTGGAAGCCATGGACCGGATGTTGAATGACACTATTCGCAGTGAACTCAGTGAGTTTGCTGAAGATCGTGCAAAATTTCGCAGTGCAACAAAAACAGCTAGCCAACGTTACAATGCCCGCTTGCGCGAGCACATGAAGGCTATCAATGCGTTTGTTGCACGTCAACTCAATGAAGAGCTAGCAGAATTTGTAAAAGATCGCCGTCAACTAAAAGTTCAACGTCGACAAATGGCAACAGAACTTGAGAGCATTAGAGAAAATACCAGCTTGGAATACAGTCAACGTGTTCGCAAACTGGAAGAATTCGTTCTCAAGCAACTAAGTGAGGAAATAGCTGAATTCCATGCTGACAAGAAAGCACTTGTAGAACAACGTGTGAAACTTGCACAGCAAGGACGTCAACGTATTGAAGAAACTCGCGCTCAATTTATTAATCGAGCCAAAAATCTTGTTGAAAGCACTCTAAACACTGTGATCCGTGATGAGCTCAGTCAATGGCGTGACGACATCAAAGTTGCAAGAGAAAACAACTTTGGACGCAAGATATTTGAAGCATATGCAGCTGAGTATATGAACAGCTATCTAGCTGAGCATAGCGAAGTTCGCAAGCTGACTCGTCAACTTACTGAAACCAACAGTCGTTTGGAAACTGCTCTACGTCAAGTAGACCGTCAAAAACAAGCTCAAACTCGTTTGGTGGAAGACGCACAAGCTCGAATCAAAACTGCTGAAGAACGTGCCCAGCGCATGGAAGTCATGCAGGAAATCATGGCACCTTTGGGCCGTGAAAAACGAGCAGTGATGGAAGATTTGTTGAAAAACATTCGCACACAAAACCTGCGAGAAGCTTTTAACAGATATCTACCCACTGTCATGCAGGGTAATGTTGCTCCTGCTGGTCGTGGCAAACAAGCCCTTGCTGAATCACAAACACAAGAAAAGCGAGCAGTGGTAACAGGCAACAGAACCAACAAACTTGCAGAATCAGTATCAGAAGAAACTCAGGCTGACCTGGGCCAAATTCTGTATCTGGCAGGTATCAATAGAGAATAAGGAGAACTATTAAAATGAGTAAAAATCTCTTTGAGACACACTGGGCAGCTACAAAACAGGCCCTATGCGAAGGTCTCAGCGGCAACCGCAAGAAAGTCATGGACGTGGTCCTTGACAACACCAAGCGCGAGCTAAACAAAATGAGTGGCATCTTGTTTGAGACTGCTACTCCCGGCAGCACAAGTGCTGGTAACATCGCAACCTTGAACAAGGTTATTTTGCCTGTTATCCGCCGAGTAATGCCAACTGTTATCGCCAATGAAATCATTGGTGTGCAGCCCATGACTGGTCCTGTTGGTCAAATCCACACTCTACGTGTGCGTTATGCTGACACCTTTGGTGCACCAAATGCAGTAGCAGCTGGTACTGAAGCTCTTAGCCCCTTTGACATTGCACGCTTCTACAGCGGTAATGGCAACAGCACAACTCCTCGCGCTGCTCCCACAAGCGTGCTCGAAGGCACAGCTGGCAAGAGACTGAACATCCAAATCTTGAAGGAAACAGTTGAAGCCAAAACCCGCAAGCTCAGCGCTCGCTGGACTTTCGAAGCTGCTCAAGATGCACAAGCCCAACAAGGCATTGACATTGAAGCAGAAATCATGGCAGCTTTGGCTCAAGAAATCACAGCTGAAATTGACCAAGAAATCTTGACCAGCTTGCGTACACTAGCTGGAACAACATTGACATATGACCAAGGTGCTGTAAGCGGTACTGCAACTTATGTTGGTGACGAACACGCTGCTCTTGCAGTGCTAATCAACCGTGGTGCAAACTTGATTGCTGCCCGCACACGTCGTGGTGCTGGTAACTGGGTTGTGGTAAGCCCCACAGCTTTGACAATCCTGCAAAGCGCAACAACTTCTGCTTTTGCTCGCACAACTGAGGGCACTTTCGAAGCTCCAACCAACACCAAGTTTGTTGGAACTTTGAACAACACCATGCGTGTGTATGTTGACCAATATGCTGCTGACGACACCAATGTATTGGTTGGTTACAAAGGCCCTGGCGAAATAGATGCGGCTGCATATTATTGCCCATACGTTCCGCTGACAAGCAGTGGTGTGATTATTGATCCCACAACTTTTGAACCAGTTGTGAGTTTTATGTCACGCTATGGATATTTGGAACTTAGCAATACCGCATCAAGCCTTGGCAACGCAGCTGACTACTTGGCTGGTATTTCCATTAATACAGCTAACTTGAAGTTCATCTGATATATTTTCTTTATATTGATGAAGAAAAACCTGGGAGAAATCCCAGGTTTTTCATTATGCAGTTTGCCAAATCCATTTGGCATTGCCACAATCATAAATTCTTTGGAAACCTGCTGCGATAGCTAGACTGAACTCAGTTGATTCTGGAGTAACTAAATCTGGGTATTTTTTAATCAACTGCTGTTTGTTTAAAGTAAATCTATGATAACGAGATATTTCTGCATTTTTAAGACTGAAATACCAGTAGTTGGGTGGCGTATCAGTCATTCGAGTAAATCCTAAATGTGTGAGATATTGTCCTTCTCCCCAACGTAAGTCTGCATAGCTTATTACGCTTGTAGGTTCAAAATTTTGAACAAAAAACTTAAAAAGTTTAGCTGCTATCCCAGGATAGTGTTGCCCATCTGTGCTAAACCTAATCATTTCCCATTGTATATCACTTTTTTGTTTTCCAAGTTGCCTTGGTTTACTAAAGCTCATTACAGCACGCAAACAGTCTTGGCTATCAAATGCACCTATATGCTGTTTTGCTTGTGTGTAACCGCTTATGTGATGAGCGTTTAAAAAATCTCTACCGTGGTGATTCGATATTTTTTTCACAGTGAGTTTCCTAGCTGGAATACAAACTGAATTCAAACCCAAAGCATGCCTGAGCCGTGATTCAACCAAAGATCTTTTCTTTAACCATTCATCTTCAAAAATCGTTATTAGTTTAATATTTTGTGATTTGCAAGATTGAAGTTTATCTAAATGATATGTTTTTGTTTTATACATTTGACTATGCCAATACAGACCGCAATATTCAATAGCTATTTGTTTTGAAGAGCTAAACAAATCCAACTCTTGACCGTTGCTTAGTATTTTCCTAGTTTTGATAAAATCACTACAGTTATTTTCTATCAGCCAAGTAGATATTTGCTTTTCTGGAACAATTTCAGCAGGGCTTTTAATATCAAGCATGTGTAGATATTTCAGCACGGTTGTTTCGCTTACCGACAAGTCACTAGCTATTTCTGATATTGATTTATTGCGGAAAAGCTCAGTCATTTGGACCACATCTGTCAATATATCTAAAGTGCCAGGACTATAGGATATTTGAGCAGGGTTGCGGACATTGTATTTTTGTTGATTTGTGTTTTGTATTTGTTTTTGAACGTCTGGACGTTTGATGTGCCAATCTACACCGTGCTCTATGTGACAAGAAGTCCTTATTTTATTAATAACAGTAGAATCTTTCATAGGATTGTTTTGCCGGGTATTGGCTATTACATGAGCTTGCTGAAAAGGATTTGCAACACCATATTTTTCAAGGTTGGTTTGTTGAGCACGGGCGCGAGATTTGGGATTAGCTAGTCCTATCCCTCCTTGACTTTTCATTTTGGCGATCCTGCGTTGAGTCGCTGCTGATTTAGCATGATCACATGATCGTGAACAGAACTCGCGATAGCCTGTTGTTATGCTGACAAATGTTAAAGATTGACCACATGCACACAGAGGTGGGTGTTCCAAGCTATTCACATAACAATAGATTTTTTCACTCCAGTTTGCACATATTGTGCTTGCGGGCCATGCTGTTACAGCAAGTGCCAAGTCTTTGTTACTTTTTACTCGTGTAGCTATGCCGTCTGGCGCATGTGTAGCTAACAAGTGTTGAATTTGGGAAACAAAAGGGTCTTGTGTATTTGATGCCATGCCTATATTTACTTTATAAAATCATAAAACGCTAGAGTTGAGAAAATGTTTGACAAACTTTCAGCTATATGCAACAATATAGATATTTTGCAAAAGGGCT